TGGGGTGGTCGTGATCGAGCACTTGGTGGAATTGGTCGTTACAACACTTTTGTAGATGCTCACATGACTGCAACAAACAGGTTAAACACAGTTTCTGGTTTTGAAGATTTAAATGCTGGACAAACTCAAGCAATTAACTGGGTTAGATGGCGTAATGCCCACGGTATTACAGATTAATTATGGATCCCGCACTCGCCACCATTATTGTTGCAGTAATTACAACTTTTGGTTTTTCAATTAAAGAGTTTAAATCAATGAAGAAGAATAACTCGCTTGACCACGGTCAAGTAATGCAACGCTTAGATAAAGTTCAAGACAGCGTTAACCATGTCGCTGAAAGACTTGACGACCATGTTGATTGGCACCTGAAGAAGTAGGGACTTAACATCGTGCATTAGTTCGTGATACGATGCACATTGAGTTCTTGAGTAGAACTCTGCATAGATATCCCAGGGAGTCAAAATGGCAGAAAAGACCAGTAGGTCTTTGTATGACGATTTGATGGAACCTCGCTTGAACGCTAACCAAGTTCATTGCAAGTTGTCCGTCATCATGTCAGACATGGAAACAAAAGACATTGAGGCTCTTAATAGAGCAATTGCTTTAATCAAAGCAGACAGAGGACAAGGTCGTTCAAAGACTTACAGCGCTTCTTGGCTTACACAGAACTTGCGTAAGCATGGACATTCAGTAAGCATCAGTACAATTCAACGACATATAAATGGGGAGTGTCCTTGTGAGCAACTTGGCGAATGATCTAGACAAACCAGCAAACAACGCTAAGGCTCTTGGAAAACTTCTTGAGATTCTTGATCGTCAAAAAATTGACATCGATGAAATTGGTTCAGTAAAGCGTGTATCTCTTTACCAATCACTGACTAAAGACCAGGATGGTGAAGCACAAATTCACGACCTTGCGGCTATTCAGTTCTCACCAAAGTGGGCAGAAGGTCCTGAATGGGATCCTGTTAACCAAGGTCCTGCTGTTAAATTGCCAACAAACAATGTAACTAAAACACCAAAGAAAACAGAGTGGAATACAGCAGTAGTCCTACCTGACATGCAGATCGGCTACTTTCGTAATGCATTAGGTGAACTTGAAGGTATCCATGATGAACGGGCTATCGACATCTGCGTTGCAATGATCAAGGATTTAAAGCCTGAAAAAGTAGTCATGCATGGTGACAACTTGGACTTTGCTGAGTTTGGTAAATACCGACTTAGTCCTGCCTATGCATTGACAACTCAAAAATCAATTGACTACGCAACAATTCTTATGGCTCGTATTCGTGCTGCTGCTCCTGACGCTGAAATTGTTTGGCTTGCTGGAAACCATGAAGAGCGTCTTGTTAACTACACATTAGATAATGCAAAGGCTTCTTTTGGTTTGAGGCGTGGAGACACACCAGACAACTGGCCCGTACTTTCGGTTCCGTTCCTCTGTCGTTTTAACGATTTCAATATTCAATATGTTCCTGGCTACCCTGCTGGTTACTATTGGATTAATCAGAAGTTGAAAGTTATCCATGGTACTCGTGTTAAAAGCAACGGCTCTACAGCACACATGTATTTGGCTAATGAAAAGACCTCAGTGCTCTATGGACACATCCACCGCCGTGAGTGGGCAGAAGTAACCCGTGAAGACTATGACGGTCGTAAGACCATCCTTGCGGCTTCTGCTGGTTGCCTTGCTCGTGTTGATGGCGCTGTACCATCTACTAAAGGTGGTATCGACCTTGACGGTCGCCCGATGACAATCACTGAGAACTGGCAACAGGGTCTCTGTGTAGTCAACTACAAAGATGGTGATGCCGAATTCAACCTTGAGATGATCCCCATCCGAGATGGTTGGGCGATGTACCACAACAAGGAATACACCGCCTAATGACAACAATTGTTGGTATCCAAGGGGATAACTATGCAGTACTTTGCACAGATAGTCGTATTGCCTCATTTGACGACTCAGGGTCGGCATATCAGGTAACTACCCTTGGGGCTGGAACATCCAAGATTGCCGCTAATGGTAAGTACATTATGGGCGCTGCTGGAGATGTTCGAGCAATCAACATCCTTCAGCATGTGTTTGTTCCACCAATACCACCTGCCAATACTCTTGGTAAGAAACTTGATCAGTTCATTACCCGTCAGTTCATACCTTCTCTTAGGTCTTGTTTTGACGAGCAGGGTTATTCCTCAGCAAAAGATGACAAAGAACATATTGCTGAACAAGGGTCAACCATCATTGTAGTTGTCCATGGGACTATCTATATTCTTGAGGGTGACTACTCTTGGACTAGCGATAGCAATGGTATTTACGCTGTAGGTACAGGTTCCTCTTACGCTTTGGGCGCTTTACACACCCTTGCGGTAGGTAAACAGTTGACACCACAGCAGGCTAAAACCGTTGCAAATAAGGCAATTACCGTGGCTAGTAAGTTTGACCCATACACGGGAGCACCCTTCCAATCCTTTATGCAAGAACGAGATTCTAAAAAATAGTATCATTGAGTGTCACTTCTACTAGGAGCATTCATGGCTACAAAGAACCAACAGGTCGCAGACCAGACTCTCAAGGGTGCCGCTGTCGGCGCACTCTCTTATTTCCTTGCTAAGGCAAATATTGATCCAGGCGCACAGGCTGCAATTATGCCACTCGTTATTACAGGTCTTGCTTATGCCAGCACCCTCGTTGGTGACAAGGGAACTGCTAACTTCCTAGCCAAGGCTTCCGTAGAACTTCCTGAAGTTGTTGAAGAATTGACTGTTGCAGTAGCAAAGAAAAAAGCCCCTGCTAAGAAGGCGGCTCCTGCTAAGAAGGCGGCTCCTAAGGCTGGTGCCTGATGAGAGATTATTCGGCTGAATCAAACCGAAGGTCTGCTGAAGACATAGCATCAGACTTTAAATATAAATACCCAGGTGTTAACGCAGAACAAGTAGTGTCTGACACACTTGAATATGGTGGATCAACAACTTTTCCTTCTGGAAAGGCCCCAACTTCTGGTACTTCTGTATCTCTCCCTGGCCATGAAAACCGTATCCCAGCAGATGACTTTGGTGTTACTGATGTAATGAATTACATGCACAGCCCAGAAAACCACGCAAAACTAACAGGTCGACCTAACCGTGCCCTTGGTATGTGGAAAGACAATGATGAGTCAGGTAATCCACAAGTCTTTCAAGATGTTTCCCGCATATTTAAAGACACCCCACGAAGCAACCGATTGGCACGAACTTCTGCCGTTGGTGGAAACCAAATGGGTATTTACAATCTTAAAACATTCACTACAGAATATAACCCCACCCACCCTGAAGTCTTAAAAAGGGCTGGCGGAAATGTTGAGTTAGACCCAGGTGAAGCAGAGCGATACACTACTTCAGAAGCACCTGTCGGTACAGAAGTAGTTACTGGTGCTACAACAGAAACACAAAGATTCTCCCGTGGTCGTGGTCGTAAAAAAGCAGTAGTTCCAGCGGGTCAAGGAACATTCATCTTTACTGGTGCTGGCAGTCAATTACAGCCTCCACCAACCACAAAAAAGTAGTAAGGTCTAACTCATGGCAATGGACTTCTGGTCACCATCTTATAGAGCAGCATCGAGTGACCTCACTGTTGCTATCTCCCCACTCGGTTTGGTGGAATTAGCAGACGAAGAGTTTGAAGTACATGGACCACGACTAAACCGTTACTCAGCCGCATGGGCTTGGTACCTTGGTCACCACTGGTCATACCGTCGTGAAATGGGTGAGTCCCAGTTCTACCTTAATTATGTCCGCACAATGTCGGACTACATCACCAACTTCTGCTTTGGTAAGGGTGTTCAGTTTCGTTGCCCAGAGCAAAACTCCGCAATCATCCCCCATTTGCTGGCGCAAGTATGGGAAAATCATAACAACAAGCATTATGTCCTTTGGGAAATGGGTCAACTAGCATCCGTTACTGGTGACTGTTTTGTAAAGATTGCATATGAAGAACCATATGTAGACAGCGTTGGTATCCCTGTTGAAGGTCGTATCCGTGTTATCCCGTTGAACCCAGCACATTGCTTCCCTGAGTATCACCCACATGACCGTGACCGATTGCTTCGCTTTAAACTTAAATACCGTTTCTGGGGTACATCTCCTGAAGGAACTCGTCAGGTTTACACCTTTACCGAAATTCTTTCTGATGACATGATTCAACAATTCATCAATGACGAACTAATTGATCAATACGACAACGCTTTGGGAACTATCCCTGTTGTTCATATCCCTAACACCTCAATCTCTTCTTCCCCTTGGGGTCAGTCAGACATCTGGGACATCATCCCACTTAACCGTGAACTCAATGAGAAGATGGTTGAAGTTTCTGACATCATCAACTACCACGCCGCTCCTGTAACTATTATTACTGGTGCTAAGGCTTCTCAATTGGAGCGTGGACCTAAGAAAGTTTGGGCAGGTCTTCCTAAGGATGCCAGCGTTTTCAACCTTGAGTCCAGTGGAAACATGGCTGGCGCTCTTGAATACATCACTTTCATTAAGCGTTCTATGCATGAGATGACTGGTGTACCTGAGACTGCTCTTGGACAATTCCAGCCTGTATCTAACACCTCTGGTGTTGCTTTGGCTATCCAGTATCAGCCAATGATGAACCGTTTCATGATGAAAAAGGTTCACTTTACTAAGGGTCTTGAGCGTATAAATGAAATTATCATTCGTACTGCTGCTGTGTTTGAGCCACAGATGTTGGTTTATGATCCAAGCAAGGCAGCAATGCCTGAGCGTGATCAAGCAACAGCACTAGACCCTGCTGATCCTCTTACTTACAAGACAATGGTTCACTGGCCTGAGCCACTCCCTGTCGACCAACTCATCAAACTCAATGAAGTACAAGCCAAGATGGCTCTTGGTTTGGAATCCAAGCGTGGTGCTTTGCGCCTTCTTGGAGAAGAATTCCCGAACGAGAAGATGGACGAAATTTTTGAGGAACTGCAAGACGACGCAGTCGATCAAGGAGCACTTGATATGCTCCGTGCCCAGATCAGCCAAGCAGTGATGCTGGCTACTGGAATGATTCCTGGACCTGGTGGTCCAGAAATGGCTTCTGCTGGAGGTGCTAATGTATCTTCCACAGGAGGCTCTCCTGATGGGGGACCAATGCCTGGTGCAGTGGTAACTCCACAAGAAGAGCAGATGGTAAATCAACTTGTAGCAAAGGCATACGGAGCAAGGTTCGCCCAGCGTCGTGTGCCTGACGAAGAATCATAAGTCAAACAATTTAAGCCCTAAAAAGCCAAACTAACAAAGTAGGTAATTAATGTCCAAGAACACCGTCCCCGAAGGGGACATTATTTCTGTCCCAATGGATTCTCCACAAGTGGAGCAATTTGTTGAAGACGCAATGAAAAGTACAAACGCCAAACTATTTTCTGAAGATGAAGTAGAAGGTATCCGTAAGCAAGAAAAAGACAAGATGTACAAGCGTCTTGAAGAGGCTGATTCCCGTGTGAAAAACATGGAAGAACAAATGTCTCTTATTGCCAAGGAGCGAGAAGAAGCCCGTAAGCAGGCAGAAGCCCTTTCTAAAAAAGAATCAGAAATTCTTCGTCAGCGTGAAATCGACGAACTCAGCGCTAAAGAACTTCTCCTTAAACAGGAAGATGAATTCAATCAGCGCATCAATACAGTTGAGCAGGAATGGCAAGCACGCCTTGAATCCATTGAAGCACAGCGCCAAGCACAGGAAGCATTGCTCGATAAAGAGCGTCAAATGCAGGCTTTGACCCATTATCGCAATACTCGTCTGCAAGCAGAACAAGAATCAATCATCCCAGAATTGATCGATCTTGTGTCAGGAAACAGCGAGGATGAGATCGAACAATCAATTGCTGTACTGCGTGAGCGTTCATCTGCTATTATTGAATCAATCCAGCAAGCGACTCAGCAACAGCAAGGTCGCTTGAGGGGGGCACCCGTAACGGCGCCTCCTGTTGGGCCAATGGAAACTCAAACGGAATACCAACAGTTAAGTGCGGATGATATCCGTAATATGTCGATGGATCAGTACTCAAAAATGCGGGATAGGCTCCTGAACGCACGGTCTCCTAGAGGCCGTTTCTAAAACATAACAACCCCTATCCACGGAGGATAAAACCATGGCCCTTCCAGGTCCCGCAGGTGGCGCAGTAACAACGGCAGGTGCGACAAGCGCAACTGGCTATACCGTTGGCGGCACCGCTCTCAGCCCAGCGATCCAGACTATCTGGTCGAAAGAAATCCTTTTCCAGGCGATGCCAGTGCTTCGCTTTGAACAGTTTGCCGTCAAGAAGACGGAACTGGGCGTCATGCCAGGTCTCACCATTAACTTCATGCGTTACAACAACCTTGCAACGGACGAGTCAACAGGTGCAGAATTGACAGAAGGTACCCGTATGGAGCCTGCTGCACTTTCTGCTAGTCAGATCCAAATCACTGTTAAAGAACAAGGTAAGGCAGTTTCGGTTACCGAACTCCTCCTCAACGCTTCTTTCGATGATGTTATGGCTTCGTCTTCACGCCTTCTTGGTCGTCACATGGCTCAGTCCATGGACATCCAGGCTCGTAACACGCTTTACGCATCAGGTATTCCTTTCGGTGGCGGCGCTGCCGTTGCACCGTCAGTAGTCTTCGGACGCACCTCTCCTTCTACCCGTGGTGCTCGTGCTCCTTACGAGTACGCAGCCGCTGGTAACTCAGGTGCACCTGGCTACATGTCACCTGCAACCGTCAAGGACGCAGTTGAGATCTTGGCTAACCAGAACATCCCTCGCCTTGGCGATACCTATGTATGTTTCGTACACCCTTCACAGAGCCGTGCGCTTCGTGACTGGCCAGAATTCATCGAAGTAACAAAGTATGCCGCTCCAGGTAACTTCATGCTTGGTGAAATTGGTCGTTTGTACGATGTCGTTTTCATCGAAACCACCCAGGTTAAATCTGGTCTTGGTAAGGTTGACTCGAACCCAGCAACAAGCACCCAGGATGCAGTTCTTTCGAACTCGTTCTCTTCAATCATGATCGGTGACAACGCATTCGGACAAGCAATTGCCCTTCCAGTTGAACTCCGTGATGGTGGTGTAATCGACTTCGGTCGTGAGCACGGCTTGTCATGGTACGCAATCTGGGGCTTCGGTGTCATCACACACGAATCTCGTGTTATCATCAACACACTCGGTGGCGCAGTACCGCTCTAAGCCACTAGGCTAACTTAAAGTGGGGGAATGGCGCAAGCCTAGTACCCCACTTTTTAAGTTAAATTTTTAACCACTACCAAAAGGAGTAGCCATGGCTACGAAACGCACAAATGTTACAACCACAGATATCTTCTCAGAACCAGAAGAGACCACTACTGAAGTAGTGGAGACATCAGTACCTGAAAGTACTACTGTCGTTGCTCCTGGCGCACCTGATACCAAAAAAGGCCGAGTTAAAGGCACATGGAAGATGTACTGGGGTCAAGAAACTTTTGACTTTGAGGATGGGACAACTTATACACTCCCCGCAGGTTTGTATGACCACCTTAAAAACCACGGGAACATCTACGACACTCTCTAAGGAATAAATGTCTGGCTTTACAATTCCAAATACGCCTGATTCACTCAATCAAAATCAGGCAGAGCCAGACTCCCTAGACTTTCAGATTCTTGGAAATCAAAAAAGTGGTGTTGTCAGTGGCATGCTTGTTGCACCAGGATCTGCTGCACAGACTGTCACAGTCTCTTCTGGTGAAGTACTTATCAATGGGTCTTATTACCCATACGCAGGTGGTACGGTTGCACTAACCGCATACACATCACCTACCTTTTTTGACATCATCCACGCTCGTCTT